GTCACCAAGCTGTTTTATTTTGGTGACAAGAAATCCGCCATTTGTTTTCATGCAAAAGCTCCTATATAGTAGTTTATTAAATTATACTATATAGGAGCTTTATTGTCAAGAGCTTGTATGTTTGAATAGAGGTAAATTCCGTTTTTTCGTTCTTTTTAAAAGCATTAGACCCCATGTCTTTTTGAGTTTTTCTACCGCTTACAATCAGGAACGACCTTACAGACAGCACCACCTCGGAATGACTTCAATCCTCGTTACATCGCCGGTACAGTTGATGGTGCAAACACCCGGCTTGAGAACGGGAAACTCCGTACCCTTAACTATGTATCTCTTCTTCGCAAGGAAGTTGAGCCACAAATTCTTTCCATCGATACTATTAGTGATAAAGAGAAGGAATATGTGCGTGATTGCCTGAAGGAAGGCAAGACGAAGCTTGAAAAACTAAATGGCCAAACTAATGAGGCCTTTGCTCTTATGCGTAAAGCAGCTAATATTCTTCTTCGAGATATTATGCTGGATCGCAAAGGCCGAATTAGTCGTGAATTTGAATCTATTCTTTCAGATGAAGATGTTGCTCTTGGGATCAAGTTATTGTAACAAGCCGAAAGCAACTGATACAGTGAAGAACTTGACAGATCCTCACCATTATTTCCATCGATACAGTCTGATTTTTATTTAGCTTCGTAAAGGTTGCCGGGGACAATTTAACAAGTTCTCTAAACCGTGGCTTGCTTATGTTCTTTTGTATCAATAATATCCATAGCTTCGAATAATTCACGCCCATAAAAACACCTCTAATATTAAGAATAATCAGAGTAATACTCTTTCATATCCTCTAATCGAAGGCAAGCGAGTCTGCATGCTTCATGTGGATTTCCGCTTCCGCAGTCGATTCCGATTTTTCCTTTCCCGTGATAAATTGAGAGAGGGACTTTATCTTGATAAGACTCGGTTGGTGTGTGTCCGAATATGAAGATTCGACCGTCGGGCAATATGTCATCCGGTTCTACTCTTGTCCATAGCGAAAAGTCCCAAACATTTTCTTTGGTTAATGTTTTGCCGTTATACAGATGCGGAGGACAACTGTGCAAGAGCAGGTATTCCCGGTCATTTACCGTGACTGTTGCGGTAAGAGGCATCTTTCGAATGAAATCCATAATTTCTTCTATTTCCGTTGTTTCCATTCTAAAGAGAGCGTTCATTGTTACCTGCCCGCCGTTCTTTATCCAATTTGATAAGAGCCTCGAACCGTTATCCGACACCATCGAATCATAGCACATCTTTTCGTGATTTCCGAGTAATACCGTAGCATTCGGCATATCTCTGAGTTCATAGAGGATATCCAAACCGTAAGGATAACCGTCGATAACATCGCCAAGTACATACAGGTGGTCATCGGCTTTGAGATGGATTTGATCCATAACCGAACGAAATCTATCAAGATCACCGTGGATATCTGACATTACATAGGTCATATTGTAGTTCTCCTGTAATCATAAATATTCCTGTTCTTTTAATCATCAAGACATTCAAAGGTCTTGTAAAGAAAGTGCATCTTGTCGATGCGTTTGTCTGTATGCCAATGTCCGCAGTACCAGACCTTATAATTCACAGTGTCCTCAATGCGGTCAAGCCATTCTTCCGTACTGCTATCTACTGCGCTTTGATCAACCATCGGGAGGAACATCTCGGTCGGAATATATTTTTTCGGGCAGGTGTGCGATAAAATGATATCTATGTCCTCACAATCGGCTATAATAGCCTCCACCTTTTGCTTTGTCTGTTCGCTTGGCTGCTCATCCGCCCACCAACCAAAACCTCTTTGGATGCGGTAAAACTTGTCCACGCTGTATGCGCCGCCGATAACGAGAGCTTTCGTTCCGTTAATATTGTAAACTTCTCCGTCTTCTGCGAAGAGAATATTGGGATAGGCTTCTTCAACGAATACGCGACCGCCATTCCATTCTTGCGGAGTATACTCCGGTATGTTCTGCGGACGAATTTCATGATTCCCGTGGACGCACAGAAAGGTTACCGGCAAGGAAGACAAGATTCGTTTTATCAATCTGTCTTTTTTTCCACCGTAATAGTTAACTCCGACATCACCGAGCATAATAATGGTATTATCTTCGGTAAGCTGCATTTTTGAGCAGAACAACTCGACCTGCATCGGGTCGCCGTGAATATCACCTGTCAAGTATATCATTTTGAGTCATCTCTTTTCTGTTGCGTATTTTTTCTGAATTCGGGAGCGGGATTTGCCGCAAGTATTTCGTTAAGAGTTCTCGGAGTATATTTCATATATTCCATCATACATCCGACATTGATCATATTGCACTGGATTTCCGATTCCCACAGCTCGCGCTTCCATTTCTCTATGAAGTCTTGCTCTCTTGTGTTGTGAACATGACCGTAGAGCATAACTGCGCCGTAGTGCTGATTTTTATAGAACGGGATCGGATAATGACAGAGTATCACTAAGCGGTCATTATCATTTATCTCTGCATAATGTTCAATGCTCTCATAGTAAAACCGAAGTCTCCCGTGTACCCGGTCGTGGTTACCCCGAATAAGGTGTTTATGTCCTTTCAACCTTTGAATGAGTTTTACACTGTTTTCTTCGTTCTTCCAGAAGCAATCTCCAAGAATATATACGGTATCGTCTTCGGTTACACGTTCGTTCCAATTATGTACAAGAACTTCATCCATAAGTACAGTATCGGCAAACGGTCTGTTATCGAAGCGAATAACATTCTTATGCCCGAAATGATTGTCTGCAATATAATAAATCATTTGTTTTCGTCTCCAATCGTTGCTTTATTATAACAAAATCACGCGGTTGTGAAAATAACTTCTGCGTTTTCATAGACGGAAACGCTCAAAATATAAGCCATACCGAACTCGTGATATTTCTTTTCAGATTTTCAATACATATTCTTCTCGCAAGTCTTCCCTATAAGTGACAAGTGCATTTTTTACCGACATGCACATTTCTAAAATAATGATTTTCTCTGTCGGATTACAGTCAAGCAACAGGTCTTCGATTTCTCTTGCCGTATCTGTTGTATCATAATTCTGACTGCCGATAAGAAAGTCGTTAACAGTACACTCAAGGTTTTCTGCAAGTTCAACAAGGTATGTAATTGAGACTTCCTTTTTTCCTGTTTCAATCATACTCAGATAGTTTCGGGAAATCCCTACACGGTATGCAAGTTCCTCTTGGTTCAAATGTTTTGATTTGCGTTTGCTTTGAATATTCGTTCCAAGCATCTTCAGATTTAAGCTCATTTAATGGCCTCCTAATAATCATTGTCATATAAATTATAAGACATGATTGTGACCTTTCGATTTGAATATTGCATCTCGGTCTTAGGAGGATATCTCCGAAGAGTTTTCATCCGCTGCTTTTGTAGTAATAACAGATACCACATAAATCCGAATAAGTCCAGAAAAAGAATAATTCTCTGATTTATAACTCTGATTTTTCCCGAAAGAACGATTAAAATATTGAACAAAGCGTATCTTTTCTTAGAAACCACTTGACTAAGTATCACTCTGGTGATATAATATGGTTAGTAATTTGGAGGTGTGGCAGATGGGACATATAATCACTTTATTTCATGGCTCGGAGAAGGTTGTTGAAGTGCCGACCTTCGGGGTAGGTAAAAAAACGAATGATTTCGGACTTGGATTTTACTGCACCGAAAGCGAAGGACTCGCAAAGGAATGGGCTGTTTCTTCTCTGCGGGACGGATTTTGCAACCGGTATACATTGGATACCGAATATTTGAACATACTAAATTTGAATAGTCCTGACTATACGATTCTCAATTGGATTGCAGTTCTTGTTGAACATAGGTTGTTCTCCATCAAAACACCTGTTGCAAGGAGAGCAAAACGATACCTAATTGATAATTTTGGTATCAATGTGAATGCTTATGATTTAATTATGGGATACCGTGCCGATGATTCCTATTTCGATTATGCCGAATCCTTTTTAAACAACGGAATATCCGTAGAACAACTTGCAAGGGCGATGCAACTTGGAAAGCTCGGCGAACAGATCGTACTGAAATCCAAGTTTGCTTTTTCACGCATTCAATTTGAAGGATTTGATGTCGCTGAAAAAGAAGAGTTTTACATTTTGCGCAAAGCAAGAGACGATGAAGCGAATGGGCTTTATATTGAAATGCTTGAAGAAGAAAGCGACGGCTTGTATATCCAAGACATCATAAGAGGAGGGATAACAAACGATGACTCACGCATACCAAGAAATATATCTGAATAAGGCACAATCGGTATTGGGTGATGCTTTTGATTATGCAATAAATACCTGCGGGATTGCGGGCAAGGATTTTATCAAACTTTTTTTGGCGAGTACCGCCTGTGGTCGCATGGAAAACGGAGAACCGACCTATATAGCGGGAAAAAGCGGGATAGAAATTGTTTTGGAAATCGTTTCAGAAACAATGAATAAAGAGATCACCAAGGAACCCGAGGAACATTTTGGGCGTTCTAAGGAATATTGGATAGGCTGGGCTGTGGCATACTATCAATGGTATTCTTGCAGAAGATACAGCGAAATCTTCAAAGTTCTTTCTTTTGATGATCTCAGTCAGATGTACTATACACTCCACGAGGCAGACATTACGAAATTCGTAGATATCGTAAATGAACGCATGCGCGAGTATTTCCCTGAAACAAATTTGAAACGCATTCGTGTGGCCTACGGTTGCACACAATCCGAGCTTGCAAAGAAGGCAGATGTAAGTCTTCGTTCCATTCAAATGTACGAACAGCGAAACAAAGATATCAACAAGGCAAGCGTTGATACGGTATATCGGCTTGCCAAAGCGCTTGGCTGTGCGACGGAAGACTTAATGGAAAGATAAAAGATTTAGAGTTGGGTTTTGTTATACCCTTTCTTCAATAGTTTTTCTTGATATCAACAGACCGGATTTGATTGTCCGGTCTGTTTTTTTATTTCGGTTAATTGCATCGGTTTTATAATTTCATCTTAGGTCGTAGTCTGATATAAAAATCGAGCAAAATCAGCGTAATAATAAATTTTCGTTCGATTTTGAACACCGTCAGTTACAGAGGTAACTCTGGGGTGATAGACCAAAAGCAATATTTCCCTATAATGAAGTTATAAAAATGTCAAACACGAATTTTTCAGATTCTATTTATTATAAGGGGGCTTTTGTTTTATGAGAGATTTCGAGGGGAATGCCGGCAGCCCTTTATCAACTAAGGATAGAATACGGGAAAGGTACAAAGGTATTAACCCTGATGAACTTGAAGTCATTCCGGCGCTTCCGAAAGAGAATATTTTTGAGTCTACAAAAACACGGCGAGTTGCGGTTTACGCAAGAGTATCAACGGGAGATCCGCGGCAGACATCTTCCTATGAATTGCAAAAAAATCATTATCTTGATGTTGTTAATCGCAATCCGAGTTGGTCGCTTGTAGATATCTATGCGGATGAAGGGATTTCCGGCACCTCTCTTGCTCACCGTGATGAATTCAAGCGTATGATTGCCGATTGTAAGCGCAATAAAATTGATTTTATCGTTACTAAATCTGTTTCCCGTTTTGCACGTAATGTTTTGGATTGCATCGGATATGTGCGCGAGTTAAAAGCGATGAATCCGCCTATAGGCGTCCTCTTTGAAACCGAAGGTATTTTCACCCTGGAAGGCCGCAGTGATATGCAGCTTCACTTTATGGCAACCACAGCGCAGGAGGAAAGCCATAATAAAAGTGAGATTATGAACGCTTCCATTGAGATGCGTTTCAGAAGAGGTATTTTTCTGACGCCGAAACTTCTTGGGTATGATTTGGATAACGAAGGTCGGCTCGTTATTAACGAAGAAGAAGCAAAAACCGTGCGGCTTATTTTCTTTATGTATCTGTACGGCTATACCTGTCAGAACATTGCCGACCAACTTACTCTGCTTGGGCGTAAAACCAAGAAAGGTAACACGGAATGGTCGCCGGGAGCAGTGCTTCAGCAGTTGCAGAATGAAAGGCACTGTGGTGATGTCCTTGCCCGAAAGACCTGGACTCCGGACTACCTTAACCATAAATCAAAAAAGAACCGTCAAGACCGAAATCAATACCGAAAGCATGATCATCATGAAGCCATCATTTCAAGAGACGATTTCATCACTGTTCAGCATATGATCAGCAACGCCAAGTACGGAAGCAAAGGCATTTTGCCTGAATTACAGGTAATAATCGAAGGGGCGTTGAAAGGTTTTGTCACCATTCATCCAAAATGGCGTTTCAAAAAAACAGACTATCTGAATGCCTGCCAAAGTGTTTACGGTGATGATGAAATCCTAATTTTATCACCGGAAGACGAGGTTGTTGCCAACGAGGGCGATTTCGATTTGCGAGATTTTGAAGTTGCACGAACTCAGTTCTTTTCCAATCCGAGAATGATGTCAGCAACTTTTTCTTACTCTGATTTAAAGTTTGGCATTACTTGTATTCGGAAAATGTCCGATATGGAGTTCATAGAACTGCTTATAAATCCAAAGGAACACATGCTTGCGGTCCGAGCTGCAAATAAAAACAGTAAAACCGCTGTCAGATGGGCAAAACCGAAAGAAGAAGTCCTTGAATCAAAGCCTATATCGGGCGCTGCATTCATTCCCGTTCTTTACGATATGTTTGGGTGGGATAAGAACAGCCGATACCGTATTCGCGGGACTCGCCATCAAAAAGACGATGATGTAGTTCTTCTTTTTGATCTGTATGAGATTGAGGTTTTTATTCCGACCAAATTAAAACAGATAGATAATGACGGAGAAATTATAAAAGTTCCGCAAAACATTCTTGATGAAGAGACCGATCCGTTAACCGCTACACCCAACCGAGTTTGCGGTTTTCCCGAAGATTGGGCAAACGGCTTCGGCACAGATTTTTATACACACGCACAGGCGCAGGAATTGCGATACTTTGCTGAAAACGGAGAATGGTTTGTACAGGCCGAAGGTGAACCGTTTGCTACACGCAACCCAGACCCTGTCAATCGCACTTCTGCTGACGAACTTGAAGCAGGCATTCAAATGATGATTGATGACATGCAGCCTGAAACGGATGCCGAATCAAATAACGGAGGAAATGACTTTAATGAATAATGAAACAATTATTAACCTTAACGGCTATGACACCGTCAAAGACAATTTAACCCCAATAACAGAGGTGGAAGATATTGACGATTACGAGGTTGACGATTCCTTTAACTATGAAGGATTTCAAGTGGTGCGCGGCGAATTCTTTGCCCATATTTTCGAACCGTCTCTCACTTTTAACAGAGGCAGAATAAGCGTTAATATGGCCTGTATCAATAAGCTGCCGTCAATTGATTATGTTCTTCCGCTTGTGAGTTCCAAGGAACGGCGCGTAGCTATCAAACCCGCTACAGAGGATGTAAAGGATTCGTTTGTATGGTGTACATATGCCCGTAAGGATAATAAGCGCCGTCCAAAGCAAGTAACCTGCCCGGTGTTCTTTCATAAGATTATTGAGATGATGAGTTGGAATCCTGATTACCGATATAAAATTCTCGGCAAGATGATTCGATCTAACGGTGAGTATTTATTTATATTTGACCTAAACAATGCAGAGGTTTATCAGCGTATTTTTAAGGAAGGCGAAAAAACCGTTTCGTCCCGCAAGCCGCTGTTTCCTGCGGAATGGCAGAATCAGTTTGGATTGCCCTATGAAGAACATAAAAAGTCATTGCAGGTCAATCTCTTTAACGGGTATACCGTATTCGGTCTTAAAAACAATACTTCAAAAGACATTGAGCTTGAAGCCAATGCCGAGGAAGAGGAACAACCGATTACTCTTGAAGATGCACCCGATAACAATATAGGCGGAGGTGGGCATTATGGCCTCTGACAATCCCATTATCTCTATCGATCCGCGAAAAAACCGTATCCGTATTTATAAACGGACCATTCGATTATTTGAAATTCCAAAATATGTGCAAATTCTTGTTAATCCCCAAAATTCAATTATTGCTATACAGTGTTTGGATACTCGTCCGGCTCATCAATACCACCGTATTCAATGGAAAAAGCTCGAGAATCGCAATAGTTATGAGATATACAGTTCATTCCTTGTAGACAAGCTCAAAGAAGTTTGCGTGGATTGGCCGAATCATGACTCTTACCGTATTATCGGAACATATCACAAGAAAGACAGAGTTGCTTCTTTTGATTTACGGACGGCAGTCCCCGTGTCAGCAGAAACGGAGGAAATCAATGAGTAACACTCAAAACCGCGAACTCAAAATTGATGCACAGTTTCGGGATTTAATTCCACCGCTCACCGAAGAAGAGAGAAAGCAATTGGAAGATAATCTTATTGCCGAAGGATGCCGCGATCCTATCTGTATTTGGAACGGTATAATTCTTGACGGTCATAATCGGTACGAAATATGTATGCGAAGAGGTATTTCGTTTACGGTTAAGGACATTCAATGCCAAAATCGCAGTGCTGCAATTTCGTGGATATGCGCCAACCAGTTAGGACGCCGAAACATCTCGGAAGAGACGCGGCGTTATCTTATCGGAAAGCGGTACGATATGGAGAAAATCAAGGGAGCGCGTAATAAAATAGGTGTTAATCAGTCTTCATGCAAAAAGAATTCGGAAGACCAACTGTCTTCCGAATCGGTTCGCCATCACCGCACCGCCTTCATAATGGGGAACGAGTATCATGTATCCCACCAAACCGTGCAGAAATACGGCGCATATTCAAGAGCAATAGATGCCATTGCCAAGAAGAACCCGGATGTTGTTCGCCGCATATTAAACGGCGAAATTCGTATATCTCACGAAAATATTATCGAAGCGGCACAGATGTCACCAAGCCGCTTGGAGCGTTTTCTTGCTCAATGCACCAACAGTAGTTCCTTTGTTCCGTACAAAGGAACACGGGAAATATTGAATAAAAACAGGAGTCAGTCTATGAAGCCAAACCCGCCGAAAGCAGAAATAAAAAATATGCCCAAGTTTGATCCGGATGCAGAGATATCCAGTCTGTCACTCACGATTCCTTCGTGGATAAGTTCCATTGAGCGTGTAAAAAAGGTATCCGGCATCACCGGTTCAACAGCCGGTGCAAGAGTTAAATTAACAAACACATTAATTGATCTCCGAGCTTCAATTGATGATATGCTCGAATGCATAAAAGAGGAGGACAAGTAATGTCGGAAGAAGCTTTAACATTAGAAGAATTACAGCAATTTGTTCCGCAGGTTCATTTCGAACAAATACCTATAAGAAACCTTGTTTCCAACCAGGAATATCAACGCAATCTTTCTACAGCTCATGTTAAAAGGGCTGCAGACCATTTTGATCTTTATCAAATCAACCCTGTTAAAGTCAGCCGTAGAAACGGTATAAATTATGTTTTTAACGGTCAGCATACCATTGAAATTGTTGCCCGAGTGTCAGGTTCAAGAGAGACTCCGGTATGGTGTATGGTTTACGATGATTTGGAGTATGAACAGGAAGCAGATATCTTTGCGAATCAGCAGCGATTTAACAAGGTCCTGACGCCTTATGAGATATTTATGGCAAACATAGAAGCCGGAAACGATGAGCAGCTTATTATTAAAGACCTTGTTCAATCTTACGGATTGGAACTCAGTCCCACGAAGCAGACAGGCTGCATTTGCGCAATTTCAACTTTGGAGGGCATCTTCAAAAAGCACGGTTTTCATGTCCTTGACCGCACATTACGCCTAATCTGCTCAACATGGGAAGGTGATGTAAATTCCTTTGCGGCTAATATGCTTAACGGCGTTGCGCGACTCATTGTGGTATATGGAGATAAGTTAAGCGATGCAATGTTCAAGGAAAAGGTCGGCGCTGTATCGGTCCGCGAAATCACAAGAACGGCAAAAGACCGCCGCGCCGGATCTTTGGGCTTTGCCGAAACAATGCTTATTGTATATAATAAAAAAGCCAAAAACGGTCTTCGGTGGAGCAATCTCTATTCGCATAAAGGCAGACCTTACGAGCGCATTGACGGTGATTATTTTGCTTCACTTATGGAAGAAGAGGAGGAAGAAGCGGAAGGAGCGGACTTTGAATTTGAGGAAGGGTTGGATGATGAGTAAGGAGTAAAGCGGAGTGCTGTCACTTCGCTTTACTCCTTGTTTCTTCCGATGATTTCTACTCGTTCTTCTACAGTGTATCCGCCGCCGAATATTACTTTCAATTTTCCGTCATTATATACTCGGATACATTCAATCATCTTTCTCACCGCTGTATCGTTATATAAGACCGTGCAGTCTTTGAATTGTGCCATTGCGTCTTTTGCACTTTGGATTCGATTCTGCCTTTCCGCATCGCTTTTACCTTGTTCTTGCAGAGCATTTAGCCTTGATGTCAGCTGCTCAATTTCATTGGATATCCGTTTGAATACATCTTCACCTTCATCAAGTCCAAATCCGCGGCTTACACTTTTATCAATCTCTGCAACCATTTCATTTTCAAGTTGCTTAATTCGTGTGGTGAGCATATCAACTTCACTTGCATCGGTGCTGATGCCGAGCGCATCTCCAATGGAGGCTTCCATCGTTGCGTTGAATTCGTCAAATTCTTCTTTGCTGAACAGGCTCATTGCTCTGACTATTGCTCTTTGTAATTCAGTTTCCTCTACGGTGGGTGCGGTTGAGCAAAACTGTGTTCCGTAGTCAAGTCGGTTTCCGCATCGCCATACAATTTTCTTTTTTCCTTTTTTAGACCATGTGATGCGGCGAAATTTTGTGCCGCATTCACCACAGCGCAATATGTCTGACAGTGCATATCGGCTATATTTCCCTTGTCCCGTCACGCTGTTTTTATCGGTACTCGGTCGGACATTCATCCTTTTGGCAATTTCCTCTTGAGTACGGTTAAAGTCTTCGTGGCTTATGATACCTACATGATTGTCCTTGACATAGTACATGGGGGCTTCGCCGGTGTTCTTTTTATGAATCTTGGATATCGGGTCAACGGTGATTGTTTTTTGAAGAATTGCATCGCCGCAATATTTTTCATTGCGCAGAATGCTCTGCAGCGTAGATATTGACCATTTCACCTTTCCGCATTTTGTTTCAACTCCTTCTTCGTGAAGTTTATCTCTTATTTCCCGAAGCGTCATTCCGGCAAGATACATATCGAATATCTGACGGATTATTTCTGCTTCTTCGGGGATTATTTCGGGCTTACCGTCAGTGCCTTTTCGGTAGCCGACCATTTTCTTATAGTTGAACATTACTTCGCCCTGTTCGAATTTTTTGCGGTAACTCCATGTAATATTCCGGCTCATACTCTCACTTTCAGCCTGTGCGAAGCCTGCGTGGATTGTAAGGAGCAGTTCGCTGTCGCATTTCAGTGTGTCGCAGTTTTGTTCTTCGAATATAACACCTATTCCGAGGGCTTTCAGTTGTCGGACAAACTCAATGCATTCGGCGGTGTTTCTTGCGAAGCGGGATACAGATTTCGTTATGATATAGTCGATTCTATGCTTGTAGCAGTCCTTGATCATCCGTTGAAATTCATCACGCTTGTCTGCTCTTGTACCCGAAATTCCCTCATCGGCATATATTCCGGCAATACACCATTCGGGTTTGCCTTGAATCAATTCGGTATATACTTTTTTCTGCATCTCATAGCTCGTAAGCTGTTCCTCTGAATTCGTGGATACTCGGCAATAGGCCGCTACTCGCAGTTGGTCATACTTACTCCGGTCAACCGTTCTGTCCTTGGCGGGCTGTATGACTGTTACCGTCTTCTTTGGAATAACCTTAACATCCATTGTTCTCACTCTTTCATATTATGATGTTGTTTTTAAGTTTAAGGGTTATATTTCCGTCCTCGGCAAGAATAACTTGTTCTACTGTCCGAAGGAAAAGTTCTGAATTGAAGGTTTCTTGTGGAGTTGCTTTTTCATAAGCCATACCAACCTCTGTTGAGATTCCCACAGGCGTGTATTGCAGTGAATTATATCTTGTTTGTGCCATGCTTAGTATTTTTTCAAGGAGTTGTTCCTCGGTATAGTTGTTTGTGTCGCACAGCCGTCTGATTTCCGCCGTATCCCTGGTTGTTTCTGCTTTATCAGACAGACATTCTTTCTCGGTTTCAAGCAGACTCAAATTATCAGCTATGAGATTCATTCTCTCTTGAATACGAAGCTGCATTAGTTCATCTGAAATCAATACCTTGCACTTACAGGAGGGATTGGAGCATGCCCACGATACCGGGATTCGGTTTCTCGGCTCACAATGTCGTATCATGCGTTCTCCGCACACCTTGCAGACCGTTTTTGCTCTTATCATACCGATATTGCTGTCATCTTTGACGGTCTGTTTTTTGGTGCGTTCAGTTTTGCATACCTGGGCTTCGCGATAGTCCTTTATCCCGACGATAGGCAGGTAATCACCAAGCCCCGTATATTTCTCGTTATCAATGATTCTTGCGATTACGCTTTTGTTCCAATCCACTCGCTTTTCACAATATGGTACGGAGTGGTTTGTCAGCCTTGTTGCAAGTTCAGACATTGTCATTCCGCATCGGTAATCATGGAATATTTGGCGAATTACTTCGGCTTCTTTTTCGTCGATTACTATCTTTCCGTTTGACATCGTGTATCCGTATGGTAATGCTCTTTTTTTCTTCATGATGTTACAACCTTTCCGTGAGTGTAAGACCGCCCATCAGTTTAAACTCAATTGTATTGTCCTTTTTGATATACACATCGACAACTATTTTATCGAACAGCTTATCATCGAAGTGAGTCATTTCTTTTCCGTAGGACTCTACAATTTCATATAATTCTTTTATATTTGAGTAGCTGTCTTCAAGTTCCGAATCGTAAAGAATAGCGCGGTCTGCCTTTGTATCTCGCAGCAATCGATCTATTTCCTTGCACTGTGTATAGTACATTTCTTCTGACATATAACCTTTCTGACGGAGGCTTTCTAACATTACCTTTTTGTTGAGCAGGTCGGAGACACTTTGGTTGTATGCTTTGACGGTCGGATTGTTCCGTTTCTTATACTTTATAACATAATCGATATGTGCTAATGTTTGCCGCAGAAGGGTCTGCCTGTAACAGTACAGTTTGTTGAACATCCGCATATATGCTTTATAGATATCTTCTTCACGGTATCTTTTTGAGTGGCAGTTATTTTTGTCTCGTTCATGGTTGTAGCAGGACCATATAACCTTGTCCTTATTACTTCTGCGTATAAAATAAGCCCCACACTCTTTGCAACGGATTCGTTTCGAGAGAGGATAGGACTTGGACGGCCTTGGAGAGCCAAAATATTCTGCTTTTTCTTTCAACAGCTTTTGGACTGTTTCAAAGGTTTCTCTGTCAATAATCGGGTCGTGACTTCCGGTTGCGTAATACTGTTCTTTCTCTCCGTTGTTTTTCTTCTTTTCAAAGGGGAGCGTATCGGTTTTGAATGTTTTTTGGAAGAGCGTATCTCCGATATACTTTTCATTGGTGAGTATATAGAAGACGGTAATATAGTGCCACTCAGTGTCCTTTCGTTTTGCCACCTGCAGCCGATTCATATCTCTTGCAATTTCATTGACAGACGAACCTGACAGATATGCGTTAAAAATATCTTTTACCGTTTGAGCTTCGGGTTCATATACAATCAGTTTTTTATCCACCAACCGATATCCGAAAGGGCAGGTTCCGGCAATGTATTCGCCGCGTTTCATTCGTTCAAGATTGGCATGTCGCAGACGCTTGGAGATTGCTACCGATTCCTCTTGGGCAATAGCACTGAATGTTGACAACATCAGTTCATCGCTCATGCGGAGCGTATTTATGGATTCTTTTTCAAAAAAAATCCCGATGCCTTGTCTTTTGAGCTTTCTTGCAAATTCAAGGCATTCGGTAACATTACGGGCGAACCGTGATATTGATTTTGTTATTATAAAGTCTATCTTTCCGTGTTCACAGAGTTTCAGCATTCTTTGAAATTCCACTCGCTTATCTGCTCTTGTACCCGTAATACCTTCATCGGCGAAGATATCCACGAAGTCCCATTCGGGATTTTCACGAATTGCTTTGGTGTAATATCTGATCTGTGCCGCATAGGAGTTAAGCTGATCTGCGGAGTTAGAAGATACTCGGCAGTAGGCGCAGGTGCGAAGCTTTTTATCGTTGTTTCTTAATGCTCGTGGGTCAATTCGTGTTACTGTTGCCATTCGCTTTACTCCTTTCGTTAATTTTGCAACATCACAATACTATATAACAGCGACAAAGTCCAGCGAATTATCGGCAACACTTGAAATTTAGCATTCAAGACATATTCAGAGCTTTCCACCGCCGACTGCTATATCGGCGGCGGTGCGGAATTTTACACGAATATCCGTATACTTGACTGAAAATAATTCGCATAGTAGCGATTTGCTTTTCTCATCTCGCTTTTTGTAATAAGCCCTTTTTCGTAGAGCTGTCGGACATATTCCACAGCTCGGTAGTACATCCGATTGTTACAGCAAATGCTTTTGGTATCATTCATATATCCATCACGCTTTCTATTTTTTAAAATATTCGGCTTTCTTAACCGAGTTCATAAAGTCTGTAATTTCGCTTACAGTGTGAATTTGCGGGTACTTTGCCAAAGCGGTCGACACCTTTGCACCGTATGCAGGGCTGTTTGCCCTCGAGTCAAGGATTGATACCACACCGGTATCTGTTTCACTGCGTATAAGCCTACCGACACCCTGTCGAAGTTTAATAAGCATATTGGGAATGCAATATCTATTGACAAAATCAAATGTGCCGTCGCAATCTCCCTTTTTATCTTCCATTATTGCCGTTCGCATCGGAAAAGGAAGGCGGACAATAATCACGGAAGAAAGAGCGTCACCGGAGCAGTCAACGCCTTCCCACATAGAGCCGGAAGCAAACAGAATACCGTTTTTTGACTTCTTGAAGTCCGTAATGGCTGTCCTGTTGCCGCGGTTCATGCAGATAATATCGTAATCTGTGAGTTTATCTGTAAGCAGGTCGTGTACCGACTGCAGCACCTTATATGAAGTGAACAGAATGGCTGTGTGTCCGTTGGTTGCCCGAATGATTTTATAACATTCGTCGGCTACCGCTTTAATATATTCCTCACTGTTGTTATCTGGTGTCGGCATTGATTTAGGGGTATACAGTCTCGCGTGATTTTGATAATCAAACGGTGACTCGGTTTTTGATTCAAGCAAGAGATGTTTTGCGATACGGTCAAGACCGTTCTGCATTTTGAAATATCCAAAGTCAGTACCGTCAGACATTGTGCCTGAGGTCAACACATGACTTACATTTCGATTCCAAACCTTGTCTCGCAGGATATTATTCACATTATTTGGCGTTCTGCAAAGGCAAAGAATTTTGTTTTCATCAACATTAAGCCAAATAATGCTGCCCGTTCTGTTTTTTATTTCTCGCAATGCAGAGAGAAGACTCTTTCCGGTTACAGGTACACCGTAATTTGTTTTTTGCTTTAATTCCTCGATTCTTTCCACAAGTGAAGTGATTCGATTGATCCTCGCCGTCTGATAGTTGTTCAGTTTTATAATACTGCCGCGGTCATCGTCTGAATCCCGCTTCTGCAGTGTTTTACGAAGACTGCGGAACAGACCGGCATTTTCTGCACATACGGTTGCAAGAAGTTCATTATACAGTTTCTTGTTGCATGCCTTTGAGCACATATCTTTAACGGCGGAACAGTATCTTTCGACATCCTTTTCGCTGATGCTCTCTCCGAAAGTGTCCTCGGCGGCTTCTTTGAACTTATGCGCTTCATCTACTACAACAAAGCAACTTTCTCGAAGGAGCGGGGGATGGTCGTCCGAACGCGTCTTCTGTGACATAAGATACATATTGTGGTTGGTAACCTGAAAATCCAAACCGGGCAATTTATACATAACACTCGCAAAATCGTTGTATTTACAGCTGCTCTTGAGTTTACAGCCCTTACACGAACCCTTAATACAGATTTTTGATTTTAAAGCGCCGCTTATCTGATATTTATCCAAATCAATTCCGAGTGGCATTTTCCCGATTTGTTTTAAAAGAGCGATTGTTTTGCTGTAATTATCCCGATGCTGCTTTAATGTTTTAATATGGTCATTGAGGCGGAAGGGGCAAATATAATGCTCTTTTCCTTTTCTCAACACTACTGACAGAGGTTTACGGATAATGCCGTATTTCATGAGAATGTCGGACAGTCTCGGGATTTCCTTTTCCACAAGTGCCTTTTGAAGTTCAATCGTGGCAGTTGTAATGGTAACAGGCATAACCTGTTTGTATTTCTGTTCATTATAGAACTTTGCACATAAGGCCGCCACCAGGTAGGAAAGAGTTTTACCCGTTCCGACTTCCGCTTCGCAGATAGCAACCTGCTTTTCCGTAAAGCCGATGAACATTTTCTTTGAGAGTGAGATTTGTTCTTCCCGTATGTTGTATCCGCACTCGGGGAGGATAAAGCGAAAGACGGTATCAATGACCTCAATCGGATTATCCGCGAACTTGTTAATATATCTTCTGTCACCGGTATATTTGATTGAATTCATAATATGGGGGATAAGTTGCCTGAAGGTCGGCTTGCTGAACAGGTTGCCGGGTTTAACTGTCTTAATTGCAGATTCAAGTCCGGTTTTGACATCAAGGGCTATGTAATCTACCATATGCCTGAGCGGTGCGTGATAGATAATATACCTTCCTTCAAAAGTAAAATCATAAACGCCCTTATCGTAGGCCTTACCGCAGTTTTGGAATCTTTCGAGTATTTCACTGTCGCTATAAGTAATTTCAAACATTGATTTATTCTCCTTTTTAATTGTAATTCAAGGTTTGTTTGAGCGACAGAATGGTATGCAGGAACATTGCTGTTCCTGCACAGTAGTTCCATCGCTCAATCCGTTGTGGTTATTTGAGGTTTGGAAAGGATGCGGAGTATCTCGCAGCATATATCTCACGATTTTTTTCGGGAGAACGAGCATCATATATGTTATAAGAGACATCAGTTTCCAGCCTGAAACAACATATCCCGCCTTCCGGCGAGCTGTGCCTTACACAGAAGTATCATTATTTCTCACGGGGGTCTTGGCCAATCGGGAAATGCTGTTTTACATCCCGATTCGGTTCAAAGTTTATCGCTCGCTCAATAAAGAGGTCGTGGCGCCTTTGTCCGATAGCTTTCCATTTACGGTCCGGTGAGTTTATACCTCGGCATCCTGTAGTATTCTGTTTTCAAGGTGCAGAAGAGGCTGTATAAGCCCTCTCATTCCTTATTTGGGAAAAGTCCGAAGGCTCACAACCAAAAATCAGAAAAAAGTTTTCAATTTTTCGAAAATGGCTCTTTTACGCTTGCTCACAGCCTGCTGTGACATACCGAGATGCTTGGCAATGGTCTTCTCACTCAGCGGTGTTTTGGACAGATACAGGCAGTAGATGATACGGTATTCTTCTTTGGTGAGGGTCTGCAAAGCCCTTCGCAAAGTTTCAAGGTCGAGCCGATGGATTGTTTCAGTTTCTACATCGTCATCTTCACCTGCAATGGTATCAAGCAATTCGAGGCTTTCTTCACCCGGGACTGAAACAAGCGTATTTGCCGACACAACCGTAATATTTAACTTAGTCATCACCTTGTGTCGGTAACGATCCCTTTCTCGCTGCGCTGCACATGCTGTAATCATTTTTGGTTCTGTTTCAATTCCGATTTTGTTTCCGTTATCGTCAATATCCACATGAAAGCTGCGTTTCTTGCCTTCTTCGCTCTTTAAGAAAAGGTATAATTCCCTGCCTTCAAGACAGGAGTATCTTGTTTTTCCGTCTACAGATAAATAAACTCCGTTTTCGTCTTTAATATAGAATTTTGTACTCATATATCGAAATCTCCTAATGTTGAATTTGTTTTTGAATCAACATTGGAGCTACGGATATTTCGCTGAGTAGCAATGCCATAACATCACAGCTGCACCTCCTGTAAAGTTCGGTTCAGCCGTAATGTCATTTAGTTTTTTATTTTCAAATAAAGAATTAAAAATAGATGCTGAAATCATAAAAAGTCCTTTCCCGGGCAAGCCGAGAAAGGACTCCAATTACCGTACAAGTATTTTGGGGCACAAAAAAAGCGCCGTACAAATCAAGACCAATAGATATGGTTTTCCATACTATTAAGTCTCAACCTTGTACGGCGCTTGGAAATCACGGCCTTTCGACCGGCTCTGCTTGCACGAATTAAAGTCAGTTATTCAGTTGTTTTCGGCTTCAATATAAGCCGTTAAATATTTCACCGTCGATTCCGTAAATGTCATCTATCGGAATTACGGTTTTGTCGGTGAATATCAGCTTGCGCTCATATTCGTCAACACGCTTGATTACTCCGGTATGCGTCACATACTCTCCGCCGTTCTTTTTACTGTCCGGCTTGAAGTAGGTCACGGATATTTCCGGCTGCTCATCAGCCTGCGAAACAGCGTAATTCAGCTTATCGTTCAGTGTACTTATTGTGCCGTCATCAAGCTCTATACGCTCGTCCGTCAGCCGTCCGGCTTCCTTTACCTGATCGTCATATCCGGTCAGAGCGGCAAACGGAGAAAAGGAGGCGGCACGGTTAATTCGCGGCATACGCTGCCGTGTTGTCAGTTCGTGATGCGGAAGATTTATTATATCCGCATACAGTTCTTCTGCTTTTTCGCTCACGCCTTATGACCTCCGACCTGTTCGTTGCGTTCCCGGGCTGTCGCACCCTCCTGAAAGTTCATACCTTTCAGAATTGCGTTCTTGCCGAATCGCTTCTTTATGCCGATAATCGTTTTCTGCATTTGCTTTTCCTGTTCAAGAGCCTGCCTTTCGGCTTGCTCTTTCTTTTCCTTTTCAACAGGATCATCGAAAAGCGATATTTGCTCTGCAACGTTTTCGTTTTTAACATCGCTTTCTCTGACGAGCTTACTGGTCGCAACCGTAATACGGCGAACGAGCAAATCCTTGTTTATGATGCGGTCAAACAGGTTCATCGTCGCTTCTGTTATGATGTGCGACGATGATGTCTTTTTTTCCAAATTTGCCGTGCCGTGCGCGTGTTTCGGTACTTTACGCCCGTAACGGTCGGTTGTGATATCTCCGTGATACTTTGCGCTGATTTTCGGATCGGTCAGATTTTCTATGTCATACCCGATATCGAGCACAATCTGATCTGTTACGAGTCCCTTATCCACAAGGTCAAGCACATGTTGGTCAATCATTTCACGGACAATCAGCTTTGTTTTTTCGTAATTATACGGACATTTGAGCACCTGTCCCACGCTTAAACTGTTGGAGGACGGCTTATACGTCTTTATATCGGCAATAGTGGTCGGCTCCCAACCCCAAGCGCGATCGATAATCAGTTCCGCATTAACGCCGAATAACTTAAACAGCTTTGCCTCGTCATAATGCGAACAACGGGCAATATCGCCCATAGTATACATATAGTTCGCTTCAAGCTTTTTAGCAATACCGCTGCCGAGCATCCAAAAGTCAGTCAGCGGCTTATGCGTCCAAAGCTCTTTGCGGTATGACATCTCATCAAGCTCGGCAATACGGACGCCGTTCTCGTCAGCAGGCATTTTCTTTGCGGTGATATCCATTGCAATTTTGGCAAGGTACATATTTGTGCCGATGCCTGCCGTTGCGGTAATACCTGTATTCGCAAGGACATCTTTTATCATTGTCTGTGCGAGTTCTCTCGCGGTGCATTTGTAGGTTGACAGGTAATGCGTAAGATCAATGAACACCTCGTCTATGGAATACACATGGATATCCTCGGGAGCAATGTATTTGAGATAGATATTATAGATCCGAGTGCTGTATTCCATATAGTAAGCCATTCTCGGCGGTGCGGCAATATAACTGAGAGCCAGGGAGGGGTTTCTTTCAAGTTCTACGGCGTTATACGATTCGCAATCGAGTTTATGACGCGGCGCATTGTATTTGCGCTGCCGATTGATTTGCTCAACCTTTTGGATAACCTCAAACAGTCTTGCTCTGCCGGGGATACCGTAGGCTTTCAGCGACGGCGTAACCGCAAGGCAGATGGTTTTCTCGGTTCTGCCGACATCTGCAACCACAAGATTGGTTGTCAACGGATCAAGCCCGCGCGTTACACACTCAACGGAGGCATAAAAGCTCTTTAAGTCAATGCAAAGATAGGTTCTGTCCACTTTTATACCTCCGTTTCCTTATCTTTTAATTTTCCCGATGATATACGGGTTTATAACCAATACGCTTTTCTTTACTCTTCTGAAATAAGCAAGGTTCAGCGGTTCCTCCAGCTTGCATTTGCGGCACTTGACCTGAACATATCCGCTTGTCAGCTCGTATATTTCTTCAATGCGAAAGCCGCAGACGGGACATCGCAGCGTCCTGCTTTTCAGTTTTTTTACTTCTTCACGGGATTTTCGTATCTTTTCGGCAACCTCGGGTGTGAGTTGACCGTACCTGCTGTCATATAAAATCTCTCTGGTCATTTCGCACCTCCGAGCTGCAAGTCGTTCTCCAAGTATACGGTCAGATCACGGGGCATCAGAAGCCCCAATGTTTTAAGCCGTATAACCAAAGCCTGAAAGGATACGCCCATACAGTCAGCCATTTTGCGAAGCTTCAGCTTCTCCTCCGGGGCAAAGACATTCCAACCGTATACGGGCAATCCATTCTCGCATTTGTACTTTTTCATAACCTTTCGCAAAATAAACCGGGGCATAAGAAAAACCGACGAAAGCCTATCGGCTTGCGTTTCGGAAAAAGACATCAATTCCTTTTGTTCTTTTATTGTATACACTCGCTCGGGATCAAATTCGTTATGAAAGCATCCGACATCCTGCATTGGATTCTGTTTCGCAATAACGCTGTGCGCGCCCTCATGTCCGAGTGTAAATCTGCGCCGGCTGCTTTCGTTTTCGTGTAACAACACTTTGTCCATAACAACCGTTCCTTTCGGAAACACGACCTGTATTCGTTCCTCGTTACGGGAAACCCACAACGGTCGCTTTCCGTTGGAAAGAAAGGCAATCTTGTTCGGATCATCTTCCGCAATGTTTTCGTAAACTACGGTAAGTCCCAAATAATCCGTAACCAAACCCTCTATATCCACACATAGGGCGTTATAGCGTTTGGTCTTTCGGAGATACTCCCTTACGATTGTTTCGCCGAGTTCTTCAAGCTCTCCGAATGAAATATAGCTTCTCAACCTGTGTCCACCTCCGTCTGAATCGGCTCAACATACCATTTGCCGCCGATTCGGTATAGATATTTTTCCGCACTACCGATCAACACCGTGTAGCGAATTCCTTCATACTCATCTTCGGAGGTGCAGCAGTGAAGCGTTTTTCGGATATCAAAGGCTCTGCCGTCGTGCCAATAAATCCGAACCGGCTTTATTGCACCGCCGACGAGCACCTGATAATCTACATTGATATATACCTTTTCCAAGGTAAGCACCTCCGTTTACAGCTTAAAGTCCTTTGATAACATTCTGTGCAACGCCTTGGATTTGCAGGTCGTAAACCTCAATGTCCTTATATCCCTTCGCTTTGTTGGCAGAGCGAAGAACGGCACAGTTCTTTTTCTTATTCCAATAAAAGTATTTCAGATTGTTCAGTCCCTCAAAGAGAGCCACAACAATATCTCCTTCATTTGCGTCTGTCTGCTTACGGACAACGATCCAATCTCCGTCCTCAATACCGGCGTCAACCATAGAATCTCCGTTTGCTTTGAGCAGAAAGAGGTCGCCCGTGCCGAACACGGTTTTCGGCAGTTTCACATATTCAAGCACCCGTTCTTCTTCGGGAAGTCCGATACCGCAGGAAACAGAGCAGTCAAGAATAACCGCATTGTTTCCCGGATCGGTATATTTGCGCGTAACATCGGTTTTGATTTCAGAGCCGTCATAATCAATCATTCCGCGCTCAGCCATATCTTTTAAGTATCTGTATACCGTTGCCCTCGTCACGCCGACAGCGCCGGCAATTTCGGAGGTGGAGGGGGACTTCCAATATTCGAGGTAGTATCCTTCTGCAAACTTTTTGATTTCATTCATAAGGTCAGTGTTTTTAGAACGCATTTTTTCGTCCTCCGTTCTATCTGATACAGTCCGTATCGGATAGATGTATTATATCAGAAAGTTTCAGATATTGCAATAGGCAAAAAGAGAGTTGGTAGGTTTTTCTACCAACTCTCTTGAAAATTCTTTTTGTTCGGCTTAAAATAAGGCTTTCAGCTCTCATCAAGCGCTTTGCCCAAAGCCGACTTATACTCATTTACGACCTGCTGAGGCGAAGTAATCTTTATTTTTCCGGCAAAACCGAATACCCAACCGAAGAAAGTAGGGCTTACGGAAACCTCTACACCCCTTACCCAATCGTTCGTGCCGAGATAAACGATGATCACATCCGGTTTCACAGAACCGATATGCAGCCCATTCGTCCGTTCGTCACTGCATCCTGACGGAAACAGAGAATCCCTGTTTGGCAATTTGGTTACACGGCTACACGACCATGAATTGTTTACAAGCAACTCACCGCCGCAGCAGCTTATAACCTGCCCCCATCAGGTATCATTCATATCAGATACACCGGATTTTTGATAGTTCTCACCTGTAAAGAACAAATTGTATCCTTTCGGATTATAGCCTTCATGCGTGCTTAAATAGATATGACAAATCGCCTGCCAAGATGTTTTGGCAGGCGATTTTACTTTTACTTGATTTCAGTTTTCCAAAGTCCGTGGAGGTTGCAGTATAAATGAACTGCTGATACGGTTTACCCGCTAAAGAGAAAAATCGCTGTCACAGACGGCGGCTTTCCCTTTTCGGGAAGTATCCAAGAAGTCATAAAGTTTCGTGAGTAATGGAAGAAGCCAACGCTTTGAGAAAAAGATGAGAGCAATATTCTGAAAACTACTTGAGATTTTGGAGAAAATCTGCTAAAATACTTTTGTATATCTATGTGGTAGGGGAATTCATATCCTTTTGCCTTAGAAATTATGGAAGGA